AATAGAACAATACATTTAGTCTTTATTTTTACTTTAAACTTACTATCTTAATATAAATTTTGAATTTTGGATAGAGTTTTATTTAAATCTAATAAAATAGGTATTAAAAAATCACCCATACATGGTTGGGGTGTGTTTGCATTGGAGGACATTGAAATCGGTGATTTGATTGAGGAATGTCTCTACGTTCCAATAGAAACTTATAATGAGGGAGATATATTAACACATTACTCATTTCCATACCCAAGAGTTTTTGGTGAAATTAAAGATAGTAATAAAAAAATAGATAAATTAATTCAAGTAGTTGTATTGGGTTATGGTTCATTATATAATCACTCACTAACACCAAATGTTGACTATATAACCAATACTGAATTGGGGTTGTTTGAATTTATATCATTTAAAAAAATAAAAAAGGGTGAAGAGTTGATTATAAAATATCATAATAACCCAGATTTTATAAAAGAGAAAAAATAATGGAAGCAACATTTAAAATAAATATGTTGGACACATTCAATATCCAACAAGGTGACCATTTTAATAGTATGGTTAATGAGTATTCTACAATATCTAAAGCAGTAAACCCAGATAATGATAAAGATGGAAAATCAACTACACACTTTGAATATATTGAGGGTGTACAACGTAAATATTATGGTTTAGTTGAGGCGTTGTCAAATAGTGGATTATTAAAAGACAATATGAAAATTGTAGATTTAGGGTGTGGTTTATGTACAACTCTATACAATATTATGGGTCAATTTAAATCTTATAAAATACCAGTCAAGTTTTATGGTATAGAGCATAATGAAGAATTATTAAATTCTTTTGTAAAATATTTAAGTCCATTATGGGGTGATAATGTCCCTTCATTTGGGGTGGGTGATATACTGAAGTGTGATATATCAGATTATGATTTAATTTTAACATACCAACCGTTTAAAAAATTGGATGATATTAATAGTATGTATGATAAGGTTTTTAAAGAAATGAAAGTTGGTTCAATATTTCATGAACATATGATTAATGGAACAAAACTGATTCATAAATTAGAGGAGTGTAAACAAGCGTTGTTTAATAGTGCTAATAAAAATAATATGGAACAAAGGGTTTTATTATTTGGTGGTCAAAAACAAATTTTATTTATAAAGAAATAGTTTAGTTAATATCATCTCCATAGATATCAGTTTTTGGTTTACACCTTTCTCTGATTAATTTTTCTACAAAAGCAAACATCTTAAGACCATTCTTTTCACAATACTCTTTTAATAGTTTATGTGTTTGTGGTGTTATTTTTAAGTTTTTGTCCCTTTTCATATATTATAAATATATGGGTATGACAAAAGTATGATAAAATTCATACTATTTATTGTTGTATAACAACAAAATGAAATTTTTCTAAAAAACTAGCATATTTATAAATAAAGAATTACATAATATAATATAAAAAAATAAAATTAAATGGCATCAACAGATAGAATATTTGTAAGTCCAGGTGTGTTCACATCAGAGAAGGACTTAACATTCGTAACTAGACAAGTGGGGGTAACAACATTAGGGTTATTGGGAGAGACACCCAAAGGACCAGCTTTTGAACCAGTCTTTATTTCTAATTACGATGAGTTTATTAGTTATTTTGGTGGGTTAAACGCTGAGAAATTTAAAGGGAATGGATTCCAAAAATATGAACTCAATTACATTGCAAAATCATTTTTGACACAAACAAACCAATTATACGTAAGTAGAGTTTTAGGTTTATCAGGATATGACGCAGGAAATGCGTGGTCAATAACATTGGATGCGGCACACGATCCAGCAACCGCTGTTAGTACCGCTACAGGTGCAACTGATGGTAGTTTATCTTATACTGCAACAACTGCAGGGACTCCAGTGACTATGGATTTTGGTGATGCTCTTTTACAATCGTTATATGATGGAGGCGAAATATCTTCATTATTCAACTCTATTGGTTTATTAGATACGGGTAGTACAATATCAACTACTACACCATCATATATAAAAGATGATGCTGCTTGTACTTTTAGTGGGGCGACTTTTGAAATGGAAGTACAAACAACTGGAACTACACCAGGTTTTGTAACAGGTACAACTACAGGTAGTGTGGTAACATACACCGCTAGTTGTTATAGTGATATTGATGGTAGTGTGATTGCAACACTTAGATCAAGAGGAACTTATAGTGGTGAAGATTTAGTATATGATGTTACGGGAGCCACTGATGTGGTTATGGCTAACACAACAAGTTTACCTACCGATTCATTATCATCGTTTTCAATTACTGGTACTTCAAGTGCTGGTGTAGCAATAGATTATGACGTATCTATGGATAAAACTTCTAAAAATTACTTACCTAAAGTATTCGGTAGTTCGGCTCAAGATAAAGAAACAGAATTATTTGTAGAAGAAATATATGGTAATGTATTAGAAGATTTAATTACTAATGGAAAAGTAAGAGGTTTAGACACTACTTTTGTTTCTATATCTGCAACTAGTACAGATAACTTAAATGATTATAAAGAAAAGTGGTTATCTGCTTATTCTCCTTGGGTTCTATCAGAACTTAAAGGTACAGGTGCAGGTTCCACATTACAAAGACTATTTAGATTAATTACAATATCTGATGGTAATGCGGCTAATGAAGACGTTAAATTTTCAATTATAAACATTAGACCAGACAACAAAACTTTTGACTTAATGGTTAGAAATTTTAATGATACTGACGCTAATCCATCGGTTGTAGAGAAATTCTCTAACTTATCTATGGATAGTACAAGTAATGGTTATATAGCTAGAAAAATAGGTACCTCTGATGGTGAATATCCTTTGAGAAGTAGTCAGATAATGGTTGAATTGTATGATGAAAACGATCCAGATTTGAAAAATCATTTTCCAGCTGGGTTTGAGGGTGTGTTAAATAGAACATATATCGGTGATCGTACCGCAATAGCACCAAAAATAGAATATAAAACAGCTTATAGTGAATTTACAACATCTAAGTTAAGAAAAACTTATTTAGGTTTAAATTCTACTATTGGGGTTGATCAAGATTTCTTCGATTATAAGGGTATAAAGGCAGTTAGTGTGGGGGTAACCGATTCTAATGGTAAAAACACATATAGTGGTAGAACAGATGGTTTCCATTTAGATGTGAACGCAACTAGTGGTACTATTGATGCGGGTGCTAACACATACGTACCAACATTACAAGTTGGGGTGTCAGCATTTACCACAGACGCTAGTTTAACTGGTGGACCATATGATAAATTAGCATCTAGAAAATTTACATTCGCACCATTCGGTGGATATGATGGATGGGATGAATATAGAACACAAAGAACAAACGGTGATGATTATACCAAAACTGGTAATAAAGGTGTGGCGGGTGAGTTAAGTGGATTATTCTCAACATACGTAACCTCTGAAGGTGATGACGGAATTACTTCTGATTATTACGCATTCTTAGATGGTATTTATACATATAATAATCCAGAGGCGGTTAACATTAACGTATTCGCTTCACCAGGGTTAGATTTACAAAATCAGATTAGTTTGGTGGAGGCTTCGGTTGATATGATTGAGGTTGATAGAGCGGATTCACTTTATGTGATAACAACTCCAGATGTTGATGCGGATAACGTAGCATTAACAGTTGGGGAAGCTGTTGATTTGGTGGAAGATTCGGGAATCGATTCCAATTATTCCGCTTCATACTGGCCATGGTTACAGATGAATGATACGGAAAATAACAGATACGTATGGTTACCACCTACTGTAGAAGTTATGAGAAACATTGCACTGACAGATAACGTAGCGTTCCCTTGGTTCGCAGCAGCTGGTTTAAATAGAGGAACAACAAACGCAATTAAAGCTAGAGTGAAACTTAGATTGGATGATAGAGATACTTTATATGAAGGAAGACTTAATCCAATGGCAACATTCTCAGATGTGGGGGTTGTAATATTTGGAAACAAAACATTACAAGTTAAAGAAACGGCTCTTAATAGAATTAATGTTAGAAGATTGTTGTTACAAGCTAGAAAACTTATTTCAGCGGTTTCAATCAGATTGTTATTTGAACAAAATGATGAG